TTAGAAGCATAGGTATATTTATCTTCATCAGATAATGATACTACTTTATTATCTCTGTAATAAGTTCCTGTTGGAGATATTACAGTACCGTCTGAAAAGTATTTCCAACCAAAACCGGGTTGTCCTTCTTGTGCTGTATTTTCAATCTCAGTAACAACAGGTTTACCTGTACCAGCATCAGTAACAACACCATTATTTAATGATGCGTAAGCTGGAGAAGATGTGTATGCGTTTGCAAATAGTGAATCAATCTGGTTAAGCGTGATTGGCTTACCATCAGCACCAATACCAACAACGATATCTGAACCGTCAGACACTACTGTTGGTGAAACGCTTGTAGTTGGAGTACCAAGACTTTGAATGGTACTGCTAAAGTTTGTACCGGCTGTTGCCATTGCAGACAAGTTGCCAGAATTAAATGCTTTCAAAAAGTTAGCCGCAGACGCAGCTATTTTAAGATCTTTACTACCAGTGAGGGCGCTTGCCGCAGCAGCCATGCCTGCATAGTCATTGTTAAGAAGAGCATTGCCAAAGTTAGCCCAGTTAACGGCAGTACGAACTTCGGCTGGTAAAGACGCTCCAGCTAAATTTACTCCTGCATTAATAACACCTGCTAAATTTTTGGTATCAAGAGCATTAATTAAAGATGCGGCATCTTTGGCTGTGCTGATATTGCCAACGTTTTGAGCTAACCAGCTATTGTTATAAAGCTGTTCGGCACCAGCAAGATCACCTGCTTTAATAAGAGCATTGATCTGCGAAGTAACATCCGAAGCAAACCCTGAAGCAGAAGCTAATGCACTAAAAGCAGCCGCTGCCAAGTTGCCATTTTGTGCAGCTTTGGCAGCGTTATAAGCTTGGATATACGGAGCGGCTGCTGGAAAAGCTAGAGATACAGCAGTTAAAACTATTGGAAGAGTGTTCTCTTTAAAGTCAGCCCAGCCATTCTTGATTTCTGTAGTTGTAGGAATAGCCAGACCAGTGCTGGTAAAAGTAAACCCATAGTTGGTTTCGTTATTACCTAACGTAGTACCTTGAATATTAAAAGCTTTGCCAGTTAATTTGTTGTAAATCTCTTCAGTCTGATTACCTTCTGAGTCTGTAACCATGCGTCTGCCAATATCAGCAAGACTTGTAATACCTTCTGCCGATAACTTATTAGCAAAGTCCCACAGAACAGCTTCTTTAGAACCTAGACCACCATCTGATTTACCTAATGCACCACCAGTAAATAGACCATTCATTCCCTGAAGATTGGAAATGTTGTTAATCTGGTCAAACAAAGTTTTATTTGTTGTACCTTTTGTAGTTTCCCAAGCTGGGCCGCCGGCATAACCAAAAGTACCGTCAGCATTTTTGGTAATACCCAACATGGTTAAGCGCCAAGGCTCCCATGAATTAAGAGTAGAAGTACTTAGTTCTCCATATCCGGGAACGTTTAGTAAGTTTCCACCACTGCCCGCCACAGCAAGGGTATCAATAGAAACTACTGTTGGCGATACAGTTGGAGAGATTGATACTTTAGGTGTAGTTAAAACTGTTGGTGTAGCTACAACTGTTGGCGTAATAGAAGCCAAAACAACAGGGCTTGTTGATACTATAGGTGTAACTACCGGCGTAACAACAGGTGTAACAACAGGTGTAACTTGAGGGCCAAACACACCCCTGCTCATTACAAAATCCATCGTTGCATTATCTAGACCATAGTAGGCTTTGATTTGGTCAGGGGTTAACCCTGCCGCAGCAATGATGGATGCTGTGGCCGCATAGTCACCCCTGCCCCATGCAGCGTTAATTTTGTCAATAACTGATCTACTAATTGTGCCAGTGTCTTCTTCAGTAACAGTTGGAGATGTTGCTATTACTGTTGGAGAAGTAGCGATAACAGTTGGAGTTGCAACAGTAACCACTGGAGAAGAAACAATAACAGTTGGAGTGGTAACAGTGACTACTGGTGTAGCAACCGTAACTACTGGAGTAGGCGTTGTTACTGTAACGACAGGTGATGTTACTGTTGTTACGGGAGAAGTAACAGTTACAACGGGAGATGTTTCTGTAACAACTGGAGAGCTTACAACAACTGGTGTGGTTACTACAGATGTTGTATCTACAGTAGTTGTTGGAAGTGTAGCTATACCAGTATCCCAATAAGGCGTAACTTTAGCTTGTGTAAAGTAACTGTTTACAGCATCTAAACCATATCCAGTTGCACGAGATAAGTCTGCCGCAGAAACGCCGTATTGCTGTGCTGCCGCAGCTATGGCCGCAGGGTTGTTAATGTTAGCTTGTACATAAGCAAGGATGTCAGCATCAGATACACCGCCCGTTGCGGGTGCAGTGTCTTCATAAGTCGTGCTGTAATTACCCTGTTGCGCCATTTAAAACCTTAAGCCAAAGCCGAAACAAATGATAGGGTAGCCACAACAGAAGCTGTAGATGGCTTGGTCGGCGTTCCAGAAGCCGCGTAAGTTTCTATGGTTACAGACGCATTAGTTGTAGACCAGTAAATCTGAACGTAGTCGCCCGCATTCATAGACAGGAAGTAGTTCCAGCCTTTAATATCATGGAACGGAACACCCGCACTTTTCCTAGCGGACATACCGACTTTACCTGTAGAGCCAACAATGTCTGTGCCGTTTTGTTTAAGCCAGATAAATACATCTTGCGGTGCGTTATCTAAATTTTGCAACTGCGCGCTGAATTGCAAGTTATAAATACCAGCATTAGCTACCGTCATTTTTGAGCCAGTAACCAAAGTTACTGTGTTAGAAAAGTCCGTGGTGTTCAGGGCCATCAACGTAGCTGTATTAGCTGTAGCTGTTTGGGACGTAAAGTCTGAAAAAGCACCGTAAGGCAGACGTATCCCTGCCCCGCCCGATGAAGTCATCAATTGCGTGGTCAACGCATCAAGCCTATTAAAGTACAGGCGTAAGACGTTGTTTAGCTGGTCAATGTATTGAGCGTCATAATCCCTCGGAGCCAGCGGTAAGTTAGGTGCGGCTACCTTATTTAACTCAAACTCAGACGTAATGATGTAGCTCATCGTCTGCCGTCCGGTCTGATGTCAATACGGGTAGAACCCAACTGCCATGCTGTTCCTAAATTGGTAGATCCGACCTTTAAAATAAGCTGACGGCCACGCACACGGGTGTTAATCTGACCCGTAAAGCCTTCAGTAACCGTATACGAAGCACCCGTTAATTTATCTACATTACCTGTTACAGCCGTACCCGTGCCGGAGCCTGAGTTTTGCATTGGATACAGCGTGTAAACAACTTCGGGAGTTGGCGAAGCATCCGAGCCAGAGAACGTCAAGTCAGGCAGCATTCTCCAAACAAAGCCAAACTTGTCACCATCATCAATATCAAACTCACATGAAGAGATGTAAGAATCAATACCGACTGGCGTACCAGTCTCGTTGTTGTCCAAACCATACTCTTGGTTCAAGATGTTGCTTGTGGCCGTGCTAATATTTAATACATTAGCAGATATAGGGTAATCCCTTAATCCTGAATCAAGCCATGCTGTTCGCGCCATCGTGCCGTAGTACCAGATGCCTTTGCCACCCGCTGGGTTTGGTTCAACGTAGTTATAAATGACGTAGCGGTCAATTGTTGTACTATTGGCAGAACAATAGAAGAACCAGACTTCGTTAAAACCTTCATTGGTGCTGGCAAACACTTGCTGGCCTTGACCCAAGTTAATGTCTTGGTAGATAAACTTACGCAGGTCGCAGTTCAATGTATTGATACGACCATCGTACATATAGAACTTATCCACGCCCATCCAGTAAACCACGCCAGATGCTTGAGCCACTGCGTTTTGGCTTAGGATGGAGATGTTGTCACCTAGTAACTGACTAGACCAAACCACCGGAGCACCGATGTATTGCAAAGAATACACGGCGGCATCAGACCAAACCACAATCTCCTGACGGGTTTGGATGGCTGTAATGATGCTTGAGCCGTGGGATAGTCTGACACTACCGGCTTGATTTGTGGCCGATGGAGTCCAGTTAACTACAGATTCTTGATCCCCCCAACGAATTAACATGGGGTCTTGAATGTTAGAGCCGTAGTCGTTACAGCCAAATGCAAACACAAACCGGCTAACATCAGATACATAAATGAAGTTCTGAATAGTTGGTACATCAGAAGCGCCGTACAAAGACGTTACATTAACTGCGTTAGGCATAATGTAATGCGTACCAGATTGCGATCCAGAGGTGTTAATAGCTGCCCCGCCAGCGGTCAATGACAAGTTAAATGTTGTTCCACCCGTACCTTTAACGTAGTACGTAGTTCCTACAGACAAACCCGTAGGTAAGGCAGATGGATAACCTGAGTTGGTAATAATGACGGGTGTATTTTCTAGCAGACTAATCGTAGAAGTGACCACCGCAGGGCTGGCAATAGTCACTGTAAATGTGCCGGGAGATACCCCAAAGTTGGCATCCCAATAATAGATTGGGCCGCCACGAAACCCAATAATCAAATCTTCACCAAAATTAGACTGGCTCCACAAACGCAAGGCAGAGGTGGACGTACCACCGTATCCCCATGTTCCAGCACCCCAAGTGCCAGCACCCCAGCCGGTCAACGGCGTTTCATAAGCCAGACCTACGTTAATCTGATAAACAGCACTGACAGTCGTACCACCGCCAGCCGCTACCGTAGATGTTGCCGCGCTAGATGCTGTAATGGTGTATGAATTGGAATCAACCAAAGTAAGTTGATATTGATTGTTTAGGTCTAAACCACCAACCGTAGCTACGTTGCTGTACGTTACAAAGTCACCATTTGAAGCGCCGTGAGCCGCGTGCGTCACAGTAACAGTGGTGGAGAGGTTAGTCGTTTTAAACGGATTGCTCAGTACCGCTGTTGACCTAAGAGGTGTAATGTCGTAGTAGTTGCCACCGTTTTCAAGGTAGAACTTTAAGTTAGTGCCAATACCTAGTAAGTTTAAATTTTGTAATGTAATCCAGTTCCATAAAGAACGGCAAGTTCCCAAAAAGCTAGAAACTGAAATACGCGCCCAACCGCCAATCTTCTCTGGAGT